GATAACCAATGCTACTGATGATTCAATCTTTATCAATGTTGGTATATCAACCATTACTAATNCTCATACATTTGTAAGTGCAACAGGTAATGGAGTTATTGCTCAAGGTGAGTATGAACATTCATTCATCAAGTCTACTGGATCTCTAAGGAAATCTAATGATGTGGTAGGTATTACCACAAATGCTCTTACCTTTACATGTGAGCAAGATAATCATGGTTCTAATCACACATATCCTAGACCAACAGATCATGTAGCAGGTATTATGACTGCTGTTACTGCTGTAGCTGATGCTAATACATTTACTGTCAACATTGGAGATGCAGGTTCTGGAGCAAGATATGTTGGTTTATGTACACAGTCACCTTATGTAAGGAACTGTACAAACTTTGTTCCAGATTCAGTTGGAATGAGAATAGATGGTAATCATCAAGAGGGCATCAAGTCCATGGTGGTTGATTCTTATACTCAATANAATCAAGGTGGTATCGGTGTTACCATATCTAATGATGGATATGCTCAGTTAGTTTCTATATTCACAGTTTGTGATGAGGCAGCTATTACTTGTGTATCTGGTGGACAGTGTGATGTCAACAACTCTAACGCATCATTCGGTACTTATGGTCTTATAGCATCTGGTGTTGGTACTGTTCATCAATCAGGTTCACTAGCAGTAGAAGCAATAGCTGAAGATAATCAGGTAGTTGTTTCTGGTATATCACAGAGACCATACACAGGTCAAGTATTTTATATTGGTGAACTATTCAATGAGATAGTTGAAGTTGAGATAACAAATCCTGGTAGTGGATATACATCTGCTAACCCGCCTAAAGTAACATTAGCTGCTCCGAACGGACCAGGTGGTATTACTGCTGAGGGTGTTGCTGTTATAAGTGGGTTCGGATCTTGTACTGCTGTTGACTTGTTTGCTACAGGTTCTCAGTACAGAGGAACACCAACAGTAACCTTTGAGGCACCTGGATCTGGTATAACTGCAACTGGTACTGCCAAAGTAGCACCTAAGTATTATACTATAAATAGTGCGACACCAGTTACAGCTGGAGTTTCTACAATAACTGTTGATCAGACTATACCAGCCAATGTCGGTATTGGTTCTACGGTACCATTTGCCCGACAATCTCTGATCCTTGCTTCATCATATACTTTTGAATATATTGGTGCTGGTCTAACTATTGGTCAGGCATTACCTAAAGATGGTGGTGTTACCATACCTGCAAATGAAACTGTATCGGAGAAAGGGGGTAGAGTTGTTTATACATCTACTGATGAAAGGGGTAACCTGAAAGTCGGTGATGGATTTACAATCAACCAACAAACTGGAACCGTTACAGGTGACGCTTTCAATAAGTCTATTCAAGCCACACTCACACCACTCATTATCGCCTTAGGAGGAGGAATATAAAATGGCTGCAATTCCATTAAATAGATTTAGAACCATTACCCATACGGTAACTCAATCTGCTGTTGGCATATACACATGTCCTCCAGGAGTTGCATCGCTTATCATATATGGTAATGTTTCTAATGTCGGTCAGGGAAGTTCAATAACTTCTTTTACAGTAAAACATACTAGAGATGCAGTTGACACTGAGATCGTAAGGGATGCTAGAATCCCACATCAAGATGCTATGAACTTCATTGACGGAAGACTTGTTCTTGAAACAGGTGATATTCTGAAAATTGAGGGATCTCAAAATAATGATATGAAGTGTATTATCAGTATACTAGAGAACGCTAAGTAAATGAGATTATTATCTGGCAGAGTAGGAGTTACCTCTTACGCAGGGCTATCAACCTATAGAAAACAGACTCCAGATCTTCCTGGATTTTTGTCATTATCTGAGGCAGAACCTAATTTAGGTTTACCTGATAATAATGACCAGGTTTTGTATGGTGGTATAGATGGTTCTAGGTATTGGGGAGCTGCTGGTGGTGCTCCGTCAGGTTCAGTTGATGGTATAACAGTACAAGAAGATGGTATAACACCAGTTGGTTATGGTGGATCTGTTACTATATTAAACTTTATTGGAAATGGAGTTGATGTAACAGAAGCCAAGTTCATGCAGTCTGGTGCGACTATTGGTGTATCTACGGTAGAAATTAATAAGTCGGTAAATGAGGTATCAGATGCTAATGATTTTGTTAGAGCAACTGGTATAACAACATTCAAGGTTGGATATGGTTTATCTTATATTGAAGAACCAGGTAAACCAGGTATTGTAAGTATATTCTCTGCTGGTGGTGCTCAAACCAAGATGCAGAATGAAGATGGTACTGATGCATTTACTAATGTTAGTACCATGAGAATCGGTTATGGTATGACTGTATCTCAAGTTAGTATTGGTATTGCATCCTTAGGACTCACTGGTCACGTTGAGAATTGGTCTGCTACAGGTATTGTAACTTCAGGTCTAGGATTCAAGGGTGACTTAGTTGGTGCAGGTGTTACTGCTACTTCTGGAATCACTGGAAATCTCACAGGTAATGTGACTGGTGATCTTACAGGAGATTCAGCAGGTACTCACACTGGACGTAACATAGGACATGTTACAGGTGATATTAATTCTGTTGGTGTATCTACCCTAAAGCAGGTTTATCTTGATACAATACAAGCAACAGGAATTGTAACTACTGCTGCTGGATTTATTGCTCCAGTTGGTAGTTTTGGATTCTTAGGATCATTAAACTCTACAGGGATATCTACAGTTGCCTTTTTCAATGGAACCAATATTAACGTATCTGGTATTGCCACTGCTGCTGGCGGTTTTGTGGCAGGTGTTGGTGGTGTCGGAGGATCAGGATTCACAGGACGACTAACGGGTGATGTAACTGGTAATGTAAACGCTGCAGGTATTTCTACTATACCACAGTTGCTTGGTACTACTGGTAACTTTACTGGTGTAGTGACTGCATCAAGTTTTGTTGGTAGTTTCACTGGTGATATAACTGGTGACGTGACTGGTGCTGCTTCTCAAATAACATTATCAAATGAAGGAACTGATACAACCTGCTACCCAGTTATGGGTAAAGCACCTACAGGTAATAAAGCACCTGTAACTAATACTAATCTAGTATTCAATTCTTCTAATGGTACATTATCTGCAACTACATTCAGTGGTAGTGGAGCAAGTCTAACTAACCTTCCATCTGGAAATCTTACAGGTGCTTTACCTACTCTTGATGGTTCTGCATTAACTGATGTTGATGCTGCAAGGGTTGAATTGATAGTTTCAAGTAATACTAATGCTACACATTATCCTACATTTGTAGATACTGTAAATGGTACAGAGAATGTAAGAACGGATGCCGATTTCAGATATAATCCAGGAACAAATGTTCTAACTGCTGGAACATTTGATGGTCTTTCTACAGGATTAACTGGAACTCCATCTATTAGTGTAACTGACATCACACTCAATGGCAACATGGAGCCTGATGCTGATGCAACTAGAAATCTAGGTAGTGCATCAAAGAGGTGGGCAAATGTTCATACTGCTGACATGCATTTCAATAATACTGGTACAGGTGGTAATGATATAGATGGAACTGAAGGACACTGGATACTACAAGAGGGTCTTGATAACATATACATGATAAACAAGAAAACAGGTAAGAAATATAAGATAGCATTGACTGAGGTCTAAATTCTTTGACAGTTGAAATATATGATGATCTAATTGAATCTGATCTTCAGCAAGAGGTGTATGATTATATTCAGACACGATCATGGTATTCTCGTTGGATAGGTGCTACTGATCAATTGTTGAATGATGATTATATGGATAAAGAATATCATATCAAATATAATATAAAAGGGATTAATGAGTATATACCTTCTAGGGATGGTAAGTTTGGTCATAGACATAGTATAGTTTCTACATCTGGATTTACTGATAGTAAAGATAGATTCAGTATGTACCGTCATCCATTTGGTATAAGTGATGAGCAAATTAGGGGTAGAAGTCCATTGATCTATAAGTTATGGACTGATATCAATAGTAAATTGTTTGATAGTAAGGCAACTCTTGATGGTATAGGTGAAAGGATTGGTGGACTTTTATTTCAGAGGAAGTTTGTATTTAAAGATAATCTAGACTTCTATCGTAAGTATACTCTACCATTGAATACTCAAGGGTTTACATGTTATTTGAACGGTAGGTGTTATAATCCTTTTTCTGGAGATAAATTGAAGGGTAGGACAGGACAGATACACAAGGACACTGGTCCACATGATTCTGATCATGAATATTATACTGTATTATATGTTGCAAATCTAACATGGTTACCAACTTGGGGTGGTGAACTTGTATATTATGGTGAAGAAGATACTACTGAGAAGCATTGGAAGGATGGGTATAATGTTGGTTGGCCAAAGCACATGATTGGCAATAGACCAAATAGAATAGTTAAGTATTCACATGATGAAACTCATATGTCATTGAATCCAAGAGCTGATGCANCAGAAATGAGTCAGAGGGTAGCATTTNGGGTAAAANTNTAACTATAATAAATAAGTTTAGCATGATATTATCTAAAATAATATCAATTTTATTAAACCATGTGAGCGAAAGGAACCTGCACTGAGGTATCCATGCTGCAAAGGTCTGATTCTTTACAACCCATAGGAATATTCATCCATGTCAAGAGCTAGAGAACTGGCCAAGGTTGGTGGAAAGAATCAGCAAATTATTGCAGGGCTTTCATCACACGTTGGAGTATCAACATTCGCAGATAATGTCTTTATGTACAGTAACTTGGAGGTTACTGGTACAACAGCATTTAACGGTGGAACATTAACATTAGGAGATAACGCTTCAGATAACGTTGTCTTTGGTGCAGACGTAAATTCACATATCATACCAAATACAGATGATACCTACGATTTAGGTTCATCAACACAAGAGTGGAGAAATCTTTATATAGATGGAACTGCTAATATAGACACAGGTGTTGTTGGAACAATGTCTGTAGGAGATCTGACAGACAATAGAGTAGTTATTGCAGGTACATCTGGAGAATTAGAGGACAGTGCTTCCCTCACATTCGATGGTACAACACTTGCGACTACTAATGCAACATTTAGTGGTAACGTTGATCTAGGTAACGCAACTTCGGATACAATTACCGCAACTGCTAGGTTCGATAGTGACTTAGTTCCTAGTACGGACAATGCAAGAGACTTAGGTGCGTCTGGATTAGAGTGGAAAGACTTATATCTTGATGGTACTGCTAACATTGACGCATTATCTGCTGATAGTGCGACACTTGCTACTGCTGCTGTTTCAGACTTAACAGATGGAAGAGTTGTTCTTGCAGGTACATCTGGAGAATTAGAAGACAGTGGTAACCTAACCTTTGATGGTTCAACTCTTACTGTTACTGGTGCATTAGCAGTCAGTGGACAAGTAGATTGGAACGGTGACATCAATTTAGGTAATGCAACAGGTGATACTGTTA